TACTTAGCTCTGCCTTTAGCAGTCAACCCACCCTTACGGGACTTCTCACCTCTACCGAGGGATAACGATACACCTTTACGCTTTTTTGCCATTACGACTCTTCAGAGTAACACCACGCCTTCTTAACGCAACGATGTCAGCTTGTGTTATCTTTTTCTTATCACCCGCTACAGCAGCTAGGCGTTTCTGTTTAGGACTGTATTGTGAATAAGGCATCGTTACTTCTTCGGAAACCCACGCTTCATATTAGCGTAAGCTTTAGGTGTAATGGTAGACTTCTTCTTACTACGGCTGATGCCTAGTTTCTTTCGTCTGTTAATGTTTGCGTATAATCCTCTTTTCATCTCTTTACTAATACCTCCATCATACGATCTAGTTTGTTGTGAACTTCTTTAAGTGCTACCTCTACCTTGGCTATCCGATCTTCAACAGCTCTATCTCTTTCCCGTTGAGCAGCTAACTCTACCTCTATCTTAGTCATCCGTTTTTCACCTAGGTCTAACCGTTCGATCATGCGTTTAATAATCCAACCGATAATGCCAAGGGCTACAGCTAATACGGTGTTAAGAAGTCCAGAGATAGATTCAATCATCGCTTAAATCTTAATGATGTAGTTCAGGATGATTGTCGGCTGAACATTGTTGTGTGCTTGGTCGCTTCCTGTGGAACCTGTTGATACTGATGACGCTCCATCTACATAATTTCCTGAAGGAGCACCCTGTGCCCCTATCGTTAGCACATTAGGTCTTAGATAACTATGACTGTGGCTAGGCAGTTCAGCTTCAAGAAGAGTGTGTACATCGTCACCGCCTACATTACCAAGAGCAGTACCATCTATAGAAGAAGTGTCGTTCAGTACATTGTTAGCGGAGTCGATACCTGCAATCACACGACCTCTTAAGTCAGGCAGATTGAAAGTGGTAGAACCGTCTCCAACACCGTAAGTATCAGATATAACACCGAACAAAGCAGCGTATGTTGTACGATTAACAGCAGTACCGTCACACAGTAAATAACCAGTAGGAGCAGAACTACCAGCAAAAGCAGATACAGTTCCGGTTGGTACAGTTTGTAAGTTCGTACCGTTTACTTTGTAGTCTCCTGTAATGTTAAGATCACCAGCTACATCAATAGCGTACGCAGGACTCTTAGTTCCAATCCCAACTTGACCAGTAGATAATAAAGTAAGAATTGAGTTGGGGTCACCGTCGTAAGTTTCACTTATAAAATGTAACTTCATCTCGTCAGCGGTAATTCTTTCCCCGACGATACCTAAAGCTGAACCTGGTGTATAAAATTTTAAAGCAGATAAAGTACCTGAAGTTGAATTAGTATTAAAAAGTTTTATACCGTTAACATTCCTATAATTAGTCTCGGAACTGTTGTCTTCGTTAAAAGTTACCTCCAATATATTATCAGATGCAATAGCTCCTATTCCTACTTTACCGTCTGACTGTACATTAAAGTTAGTATCTGTGGTACTTATCTTATCAGATGTAACAGCACCTGCTGCTAACTTAGAAGTCGTAACACTACCATCTACCAACGAGCTAGTACCCACTGTACCAGTAACAGCTACACCAAACCCTCTTTGAATGACTACAATGTCCTCACCTCCACTAAGAGTAGGAACGATAGTCAGTGTGTCTGTGTCTGGATCAACTGTAAAGTCTACACCAGGTTCTTTAACTAAACCGTCAATGCTTACCTCATAAGCTGTATCACCTTGGACCTCAGCACCTGTTACTGTGTAAGTACCGTTAGCTCCTGAAAGTCCTGTAAACTGCCACTTCAACGGAGGCTGTGTAGCACCGCTAGATACTTGAGCTACTTTGTTATCAAGATATATCTTTGTTACTGCATCTGTAGTAGCTGTAGGAGTTCCTACATTTTTTATGCGTAAGTTCTTAGCGTCCCATTCTGTACCACCTGCTTCGACCTGTAGTGATTGATCGTTCAGTTCTGCTATCTCTTCAGCGAGGTAACGGTTGTGACGATAAGCTAAGTCCAGTTCCGATTCCGTTAATACAGAACCATTTACAAAATCTACGAGGTTCTGGTTAGGAGCGGATCGTCTGCGTACTCTTACTTGATCCCCCGCTGTAGCACCGCTGTCTAAGACGACCTTTTGAGTGGGTGTGGTGGAAATGGTAAATGCGGTCGTAGCAACTCCGTTTATCTCTACCTTTACATGTTCGTCTTCTAAGTAAGGAAAAGTAAATTCAAAGTCTGTTTGACCGCCTGATGCGGTGGTGTCTACATAGGTCGTTGCCATGATAATATATTATTAACTATTGAGTTAGGAGTTCAAGCACATCTTCTCTTTGCATTCCAGTTCTGAATCCAGCCTTAGCTCTAGTGAGATTTGCATACTGTCTATCTAGCTCAGGATATTCCCGTAAAGTAGACCGCAATGCAGCTTTTCTGTACTTGGTTAACAAGCTGTTTATTTTACCGATTCTAGGACTAGGCAGACCAGGTTCAGACTCAGGAGATAAGTTTTGATAAGCTCTTGATTTTATAAGTTTGTTCAACGCCTGTCTCAGCGTAAGACCTCCGATCTTAACAGTCTTTAACAACTCTAAGCGTCTGTCGTGTGCTGATTGTCCTTTGTCGTTTTCGTATTCAAGTAAGTCAATCTGACCCCCTAGCTCTGGTCTTGGTTGTCTGAAAGCGTGGTTTAAACTAGCCATCTCATTGAGTATCGGATCATCTTTCTTAGTAGATAGTTGTATTGGATTGATGAATCCTGTACCCATCCACTGCTCCGCTTGGTACTCTTCTCCTAGAACATTACGCTTCGTATCCAAGCTTCCACGGAAACCTAGTTTCTTTTTCATAACATCTGCTACACTCCTAGCTTCTTTGATAGCTTGTGTATCGTAGTCAGACATCTGAGATATTAAATTAGGAACAAAAGAGCCTGCGTAGTTTCTACCTAACTTCTCAACATAACGGTCAGGATCACCTAGAGCATCTGCCCACATCTGAATACCAGCTAAGTAAGATTTATTGGTAGCGTTCCTAGTAAGAGCTAACATCAATGCAGTAGCCATGTGTTCTACATTAGTTTCATTGAAGTCTTTCTCTTCTCTAACTCCTGTCTCAACTATATCAGCAACAACACCTAGAGGAGTAGCGACTGGGTCTAATCTTTGATAGCTGTAATATGTATCACCAATCTTGATGCTGTAGGGTCTCCAACCAGTAGCCATAAGAGCCTCTTTCTCTCGCTCATTACTAGGACCACCTCCGGTTATAAACTCTCTGTTGTTGAATGCTACATCCATAAGAGCACCTACGGTTGCTACACCTGTAACAGCTTTACCTCTAGCTCTAGCTTTTAATATAGGATCAGGACTATTAAACTCGCTGAATAACTTCTGTCTTTCTTCCTTTAGTGCTACTACAAACGGAGTACGCTCAAATGCAAACTTCAAGATATTAGTTGGAGTTCTAACAAACGGAATAACCAAGCGTAGATAGGGTAGTTTATTAGTAGCTTCCTGTAATACCTTACCTAATGTCTTGTCCTGTAGTTCTTTAGTAAATGTAAGATACTGTGCTTCTTCAGCAGCATACTGCATCAAAGCGGAGGAGTCTGGGTTAAAGTTGTCGTCTTTATACTTAATAATAAAGTCTGCTTTGTCTTTACCCTTCAGCCCTTTCTTGTCTGCTATAATACCAGCTTCTCTAACAAGACCTTCCTCGGACATCATGCGTCCACCTTCAGTAACGATACCGTCTACTGTCTTTGTTATATGAGCTGCTAAATCTCTAGGATCACGGATTCCTTGTTCAATACCAGACATAGCTGCTTTCAATCTAGCTGCTCTACGATAAGCTAACTGCTTGAAGAACTCGTCAGAAGTTAACAACAATCTGCTAGGTAGTCTTATAAACTGTGCGTACTTATCTATAGAATCCTTAGCACTGTCAGACACAATGTTACCTAGTGGTCCTTCTTGTAGTCTTTGACCTGTGATAGCTGCTCGTTGTCCTTCTTCAAACGCACGATTGCTAGGGTCTAACAAGTTGTCTTGTTCTTTGAATGCTTGCTTAGAGAACTTAGCTGCTTCTTTAAACATCTCACCGTCTGACCAGGAAGCTAGTACAGCTTTCACTACATCCGTGTTACCGCTAGCTATACCACCAGCAACAGCTTCTAATGTAGTCCACACCTGAGTCAACGCATTACCCATGATATTAACCATCTGCGTCTTAGGACCACTCAATATAGAGTTCATCCAGTATTCAGTAGGCATATCCAAGAAGTGTTTACCTTGTGCCTTTTTAGCAGTCTTTAACAATCTAGCTAAACTACCTTCTAAATCGTTAGGATCGACATGCTCTCTTACAAGCTTAACCATACGCTCAGGCTTCATGTTACCGGAGTTATTAACAAACTCTTTGCGTATACCTTCTATTTGCGTCTCAGCTTCATTAAGTCCTAGCTTTCGTTTGCCGAAGTCTTCTCTTCTAGCTTGTAAAGTAATAGCTGTTTCTCTACCAATCCTACGGTATACATCTGCTACAGTAAGTAATTGTTGAAAAGCATTCTTCAGTTTAGCTACCGATACATCACCGTAACCATTAGCAAACGCTTCTTCTGCGATCTCGCTAACATTCTGTATAAGTGCTTTACCTTGTTCTCTGTAAGCTTGTTGTGTTATACGAATATCACGCAATACTTTCTCAGCGTCTTCTCCTTCTTTAGCTTGTGCTCTAACTGTTGTTTCGATTGCTTCGTCTATATCTGTGACTGCATCTGTAACTGTTACTTTCTCAGGATTAGCTTCGTAGTATTTCTCTAGTAAATCTTTCAGTACAACAACATCACCGTCAGTCTCCAATGCAAACTGTGGTAGCCTAGGTTTACCACCCTTTAACAACTCACTAGCGTAGTCTCTAAACTTCTCAGGTACAGCATTTAAGAACTCTTCTTGTTTGTTTGGTTTGTACTCAGGTAGTGGTTTGGGTGCTTCAGCTTCTTGTTTCCTTGCCCACTCAAAAGCATCTACTTCATCATCAATTACTTCTTCTATTTTTTTAGCCTGTCTACCTTCAAGAAAATCTAAAAGAGTTCCTGTCCTTGGATATTTAGCTCCCGCTTTAGATGGTGCACCTGGTCCTATAATATCACCTGTTTCCCTATCTTTAGTTAGGGGTAATATCATTTCTATATCTTCTTGAGAGAAACCTTCAGGCAGCTTACCTTCTTGTAATTCTACGCTTACTTTCTGTAATGCTTTATCTTCCCAACCAGCAATTTTTTTACCACCTTGTTTTAAGTATTCGTCTTTATAGAATTGCTGTCTGTCTAATATCCATGATTCTAACTGACTTTCAAGATCAACCCCTACCGGTTCTTCAACAACTTCTCTAGTCGGTACTGCTATCTCACCTGCTAAATCCTCTGTTATAGAATCTGCTACCTTTTGTGCGTCGCCTGTTTCTTCTTTTACCTTACGGGCTTTCTTCATCGCTTTGAGCGACTTGATAAACACACCAGCTACAGCTTCAAGACCTAGACCTTCCAACACATTCTTCATGCGTCCTTCTAGCTCACCTTCATCTTCATCGTAAGCTAAGAACTCTGTTACTGGATTCTGTAACTCTGGTACTTGTTGGATAAGATTAGACAGTCTAGCTTCTTGTCCGTTAAAGAAAGTAAAGTCAGTAACAGCACCTGCCGTAACAGCCTTAGCAGCAGTACCAGCTTTAGCTAACGCACCTACTCTACCAGCTGCACCAAACAACGGAATGAATCCTGTAGCAAATTGTGCTATACCTTCTACAGCTCCACCAGCCATAGTTTTAGAAGTACCGAGAAAACGAGTGTCATAGTCAGGCAGTACATCAAATGCTAAGTAGTCTGCTAGGTTGTACGCTCCCTGGAACGCACCCTCTATACCACGAAACGGAGCAGCTAATACATCACCCGCTACATCAAAAAAGTCGTTCTCTTCTTCCTCTTCTAAATTGTCTTCTGGTAGTGCCATAGTATTACAGGTCTGCTAAAGCTTTAAGTAATCGTTGTTGCTTTGTTATAACTTCAAAAACATCGTCAGCTCCCAACTTCTTAGCTAACTCTTTTACTTTAAGAAATGTTTTGTTTGTACTTTTTAAATCAGTGATGTCTTTGACTTCGTTTATTTCGTCGTCAGTCAATAACCTAACACGAGCTGGGTCAATCTGTTTAATATCAAATCTAACACCGTGTGAAGTAACACCATTATCTAGTACTTCTTGTTTAGTAAATTCTGTACTGAGAGCAGCACCTTGCATATAGTGTTGTAGTGCTTGTTCTTGTTCCTCTTTGCTGTACCGTTTAGGTTGAAAAGTAATTACTATACCTGTCAATGGATCGGTAGTTTTAAAACCTTCAGCTTTAACGCTAGTCCCAGCAGCAATACCCGATAGATTATTCAAGTTTACATTCCTAAAAAATTTAAGAGCTTTTCTTCTCTCTTCGATAGGAGCTTCTCTGTTTAGAACAACATTATTAGCTTGTACGGTATTTTCAAACTCATCCTGAGTATCGTCAAATATACTAGGCTCAGGTGCTTTAGAAGCTTCAGTAACCTTTACTTGTGTCTTTTCTGAACGCTGTTTCATCTTATCTAGTCTTATCTGAATCTTGCGATCCATCTCTCTAGATATTCTTTCTTTCTCTGTAGTTACAAATTCAGCTACTAATTGAG